CGGCTCACGGTTGTCGTGGGAATGGCCGCGCCAATTCCACGCTGGCGCGATCCGGCTTACATGGGAGACGAAACGATGAAACGCGAAGACCGCAAGAACCTGAGAAAGCAGCCGGAGCTCTCTCCGGAGAACTTCCGCAAGCTCGAACCGGTTGCCCAGCTCGCTCAGCTGCGCGGCCTGCGCGTCGAGCGCCTTTTCACGGTCGAGCGCGACGCGATCGACAAGGAAGCGCGCACCGCATGGCTCTCGATCGCCTCCGAGCAGCCCTATGAGCGCTGGTGGGGCGTCGAGGTCCTCGACCTCAAGAAAGAATCAATCCGCGACGGACGGCTCAAGTCCGGCGCGCCGTTGCTAGTGGGCCACGACACTGCCGACCAGGTCGGCGTGGTGGAGCGCCACGAGATCACACTGGACAAGAAACTCCGCATTCTGGCGCGCTTCGGGCGCAGCCAGCGGGCGGAGGAGATTTTCCAGGACGTTCTCGACGGCATTCGCCGCAACACGTCGGTGGGCTACATCATCCACGACCTCGTGCTGGAAAAGCAGGAAGAGGACGTGTGCACTTACCGCGTGACCGACTGGGAGCCGCTCGAAGGCTCGCTCGTCGCCGTGCCCGCCGATCCATCGGTGGGCGTGGGGCGCGCTGCCGAGACCGACCCGAACCCCGAATTACTCAACAGGAGATCCGACATGGACCCCGCAGAAAAAGCCAGAATCGAAGCCGAGACCCGCGCAAAGGTCGAGGCCGAATTTAAGGAAAAAGCGCGCGTCGAGGCGCAGCAGCGCGCCGACGCCGAAGCCGCGGCGAAGAACACCCCCGACGCCGTGCGCGCGCGCGAAACCGAGCGCGTCAACGCGATCCTCGCCGCCGGCGACGCGGTGCCGCAGTTTGGTGGACCGGAAGTCGCCCGCGCCTGCATCAAGGACTCGAACGCCACGCTCGAAACCTTCAATGCGCGCATGTTCGAGAAAATGCGCGGTGGCAAGCCGAGCGCTACGGCCGCGCCGGCGCAGGGGGCTCCCTCCTACGGCGATGGTGCTCGCGTGCTGTACTCCCACGGCGCGCTCAAAGCCTTCCGTGATCTGCCCATCGAGGGCGGCGGCGTGATGAAAGCGCATGAGGCGGCGCACCGTGCCGGCATGTGGCTCGCCGCGGCGGTCTATCGCAAGCCCTGGGCGATCCAGTACTGCAAAGAGCATGGTGTGCCGATGCTCATGCGCGACCAGGAAACGATGCAGGTACGGGTGATGACCGAGAACGTGCTCTCCGCCGGCGGCGCCCTGGTGCCGATCGAGATGGAAGCGGCGATCATCATGCTGCGCGACTCCTACGGCATCGCCCGCCAGCTTGCGCGCACGCGCGCAATGCAGTCAGACACGCTGGTGATCCCGCGCCGTACCGGTGGCGTCACAGCCTACTTCTTCCAGGACGACGACGGCACCGGTATCACCGCGTCGGACAAGGGCTGGGACAACGTCGGGCTGTCGGCCAAGAAGCTCGGCGCGCTGACCAAGGTGTCCAAGGATCTGATCGAAGACGCGGTGATCAGCGTCGTCGACGATCTGGCGCAGGAAATCGCCTACGCATTCGCGAAGAAAGAGGACCAGTGCCTGATCATCGGCGACGGCACCTCGACCTACGGCGGCATGACCGGCATCAACTCCAAGATGGAGGCCACCGCCTACGCCAGCCGCATCGCTGCGGCCTCCGGCCACGACCTGCCGTCCGAAATCGACAACGCGGACCTGACGTCGGTCATGGGCGGCATTTCGCAATACGCAGCGGGCGCCGGGGCGAAATGGCTCTGCTCCAATCTGATCAAGAGCGTCATTTTCGGGCGCCTGAAGGCCACCGCCGGCGGCAACCGGGTCGACACGCTCGGCCAGGCGCCTAACGACGAATACCTGGGCGCGCCGATTGTCAGCTCGGAGGTGATGCCCTCGGTCATTACGACGCTGAACGCCAAAGTGATCGCGCTCTATGGCCGCTTCGATATGGCGGCGTCGATCGGCACGCGGCGCGGCATCGAGATGCAGACCCTGGTGGAGCGCTACGCCGAACTGGGCCTGATCGGCGTGCTCGGCACCGAGCGCTTCGACATGAACGTCCACGACCTGGGCACCACCTCGGTCAAGGGCCCGGTCGCCGCGCTGTACGGCAATTAACCACTGATCGCTACTGCCGGAGCCGCTTCGCGCGGCGCCGGCCCTCCGATCGCAAAACAAGGAACTGCAAACATGAAATCGCTCTACATCGTCCTCCTGCTGCTCGCCGTTGCCGTGTTCGCGGCCGCGGTGTTCTCCACCTACGGTTTCAGGGCCGTATTCCGCTTCGTGCTGGAACCGTTCGAGCACCGGCTCGAGCAGTTTTACACGCTCGGCATCGTCCCGTCGCCGAAGTCGGAAATCGTGCTCCAGGCCAAGTCGTACACCGCCGCGGGCACCGCGCTCAGCGCGGCGCTCGACACTGCGGGCTTCGATTACGCCACGATCGACGTGGCGCTTGGGACGGCGGATACGACGGCGCACCAGCCGACGGTGCTGAAGCTGTCCGAGTCCGATGACACCACCACCACGGTGACCGACATCGTGGCCTTCACCGGCGGCACGGCGCTCAGCGCCAGCGTTGGCTATGTCATCCCGGCGGCGGATACCTCCAATCCGCAGATAGTCAAGATGAACATCGACCTGAAGAAGCGCAAGCGCTATCTGCGCCTCGCGCTGACGGCCGCGACGGTGCAGCTCATCCACGGGCAGATGAACCTGCACAGGGCGGAGCAGTCGCCCGTCGACGCCACCGGCGCCGGCGCCGCGGTGCTCGCCCAGGGATAACAAGCCAGGACTCCTCCTCCCCTTGGCCGTCTTCGGACGGCCTTTTTTTCGGGCGCCTTCTGACAAGGGTTCCCGAAAAAGAAACGTATAGGCGCGGCTAGGTTAGCTGCTGAACGTCGGTTTTCCCGGACCGGCTGCCGCGCCTTTCCTACCGGGGCTTTGACGGGAGAAAGTTATGACGAGGTTGAATCTCGGCGCGGGGAAGACCGTGCTCGAAGGCTACGATCCGCGCGACGGCGCCCAGGGCGACGTGCTCTTCCCGCTGCCGGACGCCGAGGGCAGCGTGGACGAGATCCGCGCAAGTCATGTGCTCGAGCATTTCGGCCACCAGGAGGTGGTGACGGTGCTGCGCGACTGGGTGCGCGCATTAAAGCCAGGCGGTGTGCTGAAGATCGCGGTGCCCGATTTTGCCGCGGTGGTGGAGCGTTACCAGGCCGGCGACGATATCCCGGTCCAGGGCTACGTCATGGGCGGACAGACCGACGCGCGCGATTTCCACCGCACGATCTTCGACCGCGAAGTGTTGATGGAGGCGATGAAGGCAGCGGGCCTGGTGGCGCTCCGCCACTGGAAAAGCGAGATCGACGACTGCGCCGCGCTGCCGATCTCGCTCAACCTGGCCGGCACCAAGCCGGGCGGCGCCAGGATGCGGGTGTCGGCCGTGATCAGCATGCCGCGCCTTGGTTTCAACGACTTTTGGGGCTGCGTGCTGACGACGTTGACCAAACGCAACATCGGCCTGCGCAGGATCATGGGAGTGTATTGGGACCAGAAGCTCACCATGGCGCTCGAACAGGTGCTGGCCGAGGAAAACCCGGACTGGATCCTCACGCTCGACTACGACACGATCTTCACCGGCGAACAGATCGACGCGCTGCTCGATCTGGCCATGCGTCACCCCGAGGCCGATGCCCTGGCGCCGATCCAGTCCTCGCGCCACCACGCCCAGCCGATGCTCACGGTGGCGGGGAAAGACGGCCGCACGCTGGGCCAGATTGACCGGGAGGAGCTGCATGGCGAACTGCTAAAGGTGCGCACGGCGCACTTCGGCTGCACCCTGATCCGCGCCTCGAAGCTGCGGCAGCTGCCGCGGCCCTGGCTGTTCAGCCAGCCAGATGCAAAGGGCGAATGGGGCGACGGAGCGGTCGACGCGGACATCCACTTCTGGCGGCAATGGGAAAAGGCGGGGTTTTCGCTCTACACCGCGATGCGCGTGCCGATCGGCCACGTCGATCTCGCGATCCGGTGGCCGGACATCAACCTCGAGGCGACCTGGCAGACGCCGCGCGATTTTCTCGCGGACGGCCCGCCCGCGAGTCTCTGGAAATGAAAAGGACACGAACATGATCGGATGCGGCAAGAAAGTTGAATTCATCCTCGCCTGGCAGACCTACCGCGTGGGCGACGTGATCGAGCCGACGGCGATGGACCGCGACTGGCTGCTCGCCAATGGCTACGTAAAAGACGTGAACGAGGCCGAGACCCCGGGTCGGCCGGGCA